CTTTTTCTTTCCGTTCTTTCTTTACTTCCTGTTGTTCACTCCAACTTCCCATTCAAATTAAGATTTATTGCAAATATACGAAAATCAAACAATAAACAATAACATAAACCATTTATTTAACACACTTCACCCTTCGGCAAATTGGCCAGCACCTCATCTATGAAAATTGATCGGTAGTGCGGACATTCCAGCACTCCCTTTTGCTTCGCTTCCCGGTACACTCTGGAAAAGAGCTTTGCTTTCTCCTGGATTGTTGCTGGAATCTCTTCAATGGGCGTAGACAGAAATCGACATCCCCACCCTTTGCATGAAGGTGAAAGCCTACAGTGTTTTTGATTTTTCCACTGACACGAACAGTCATATATGCTTTGAACCATATATAATAAAACTCCAATATTCACATTGCAGCACTAACAATACATTTGCTAATGCTGCAATTATCTTTAATTAATCTTCTAGAACTTTTATCCTATTCCTTATGTTCGTACATATCGATCGCCTTAAAGAATTCATCCTCATAGTTATAAATATCATCAAGGCTTTCAATAACATGTTTCACATCTTTCTTGTTTTCGTCAATAAACTGAACTACTATACCTAGCCAAGCATAATCTAACATTTTCCAGAATAGTCATATTATAAATCCCCCTTTAATGCACTATCTTTGATTTCTGCTTTAATATTACAATCTTTCAATATCTTTTCAACCTTTTTCCGATCTTCATCAGTTGTTCCAGGTCCCATTGTTATTTCTAAATGCTCTAAAACTTCCTGCTTTAATGGAATATAAAGGGCTGTTCTACTCAGCTCCATTCCATTTCTATAAGCAGTACCAAGAGCCAACGGAAAGCTCAAAGGATGATTGCTCATTAAAGCCGGTTCAAACGGTTGTGCATGAATAATGAAACGGCTTTCATTCTGTAATCCCCATTCCCTTTTCTTATAAATGCCAATATTATCATGTTTAAACGCAACTCCTTGATCAAAGCATTTGATAGCTTCTTTATAATATAGCTCAATATTTTGTTCATATTTCACATCAACAAGACCGACTTTATTAATATAAGAACTGACTACAAAATTTTCAAAACAATATTCCCTATTATTATAAAATGATCTATTAACAGTTCCCACATCGTAAGTTTCAAACATATCCTCATCCAAACTTATCCTTACACCTTTATTCCCTTTCCCGTATCGATTCCATAAATCAATATTTTCCATTTCCGACTTAGTCCAACAACTCACAAAAGTATATTTACCTAATTTTATATTCGTATCATAAACCGTTGAGTCATATTTATATTCTGCTTTATCATCCACTTGATCCAAACGATTAAACTTTATACTTTTGTTCTTAAGAATCATTTCTAATGTTTCAATAGAAGTATAATGATGTATTTTCATCTTAAATTTAATTATAAGTTTATCCTATTTTATTTGATCTTTGTAGATTGCATTCTTGGCATAAAAGCTAAAGCTCCCCACACTAGTATCACCGACTTCATTATTACATTGTCTAACGTTTTTTCGTATTAAACAATCATCATCCCATTATAATTCTAATAGTTTTTTTCTATTAGTCCAATTAACGACTACAGACTCCGCTTCATCCGATATCAAGTCAAGATATTGTTTCAATTTTTCAATTTTATATCCTGAAGCTTGATCATTCACAACCGTCACACGCCTATGTATCTGCTTTTTTAGCATTGTCCTATTTATTAACTGGAAATTCATATTAGAACGTCCAATACTACCACGAAAATAAAATTCAGTAGTACCAGTTACATAATTAAACAATGTAAATCTATCACTTCTTTTAACAACAGCATTAAATTTTATATCCTTATACCTCTCATCAATAAACCCATTAAACGACAATTCCTTCTTATCAAACCCAGCTGTAAGAAAGTTACTCACCTGCGTACGGAATCTCTTTTGCAAATCCTTATCCTTATCATCTTGAAATTTTATAAAAGAAGAACTTACCACGGTTGAAATAAAATTAGACACCTCAAGAACCAAATTTGGTACTAATTCTTTTTTCATTGTAGTTTTATAATAATAAATTTTATTGTTTGATTCCGTCTCACGTATAGAATATTGTTCCTTATAATAAGTGAACAGTCTTAAATAAGACTCATCATCACTATCGAAAAAATTATTATAGTAATTTTCACTAATCCAACCACCATCAGTAATAATGTAATAGCCCTCTCTTTCTGTTAGAAAAACAGAAACAAAGCAATCATTTGTGGTAAAGAAAGGCGTTATTATTTCTATGGTCTTTCCATATTTTTTCACTTTCCACAAAGAACTAAATGACGCTATTATAATCTTTATTATATCTTCCATGATTATTCAATATCAAATTGTACATTTTCTAAAGGATCAATATTTTCTTCCATTTTAAAAGGAAGAACACCTGGGGTCGAAATTAAATCAAAATTTTCAAATTTTATATTGGCCTCCTGCATAAAATGCAAAACACACATAGAAATATCTTCCAAAACTTTTGATTGCTTTTCATCCAACAGCACCTTTGTCTTGTAAGCTATCTCCTTTCCATCAGCTACGAACCGATGAAAATGAGGAGTTGGAACTTGTTGTTCCTCTATAGGAATAGGCAAATTGGAATTCCTATGAGAAGGTCCCGTAGAATCATATCTAAAAAAAGGTCTTTCACAAAAAGGAACACAGCGTAAAATGAATTTAAAATCTTTTTCTTCAGTTTCTTTTTGTTGTATGGTAAAAATTATATCATTTGGTAAGACATCGCTATAAGTAGGAGTATTTTTTTCTTTATAATCCGGTCTGCTATTTTTCTTTTCGTCAAGAACGATTTTGTTATTTAACAAAATTTTCTCTTCATCTATTAAGGAGCAATAGCTTTTATAATTATCTCTAACTTTAATATTGACTTTCATCTTTAGCTTATATAAACATTGTGTTTAAAATGGTTCTTATTTAGGAATAACTCTTATAAAATGATATGTAACAGTTCCATATTTTGTTAGAAGATAGTCATTTACATACATTCTTGCTTCAGAATTTAGTTTTTCTTGAGAGTTTGAATTAGACACAAATTCTAGATTCTGTATTTCTCCATTATATTCAAATATAGCTATATATTCTTTCATCATTATCCTATTTTATTTGATTTTTGCAAATTACATTTTTGACATAATAATTGAAGATTCTCCACTGTAGTCGCACCACCTTTGGAAAAGGGAATAATATGGTCAAGCTGCAGGTTTTCAGTAGAACCGCAATAAACACATTTTCCTCCATTCCTTCTCCAAACTACATCAACGACTTCTTTAGGTATAGGAGGTCGCTTATTTGCTTCCGGAAAGATTTCTCCCTCATCCATTAACTCTTGCAGTGCAGCCTTTTCTAAGTCTTGCTTTCGTTTCTTTGCAAGAAGCTTCTCTTTTATTTTATTTATTGCTCTCCTGTTTTCCAACTCATCAATCCATTTTTTATACTCCATAATACTAGATTCAGACGTATCAATATACAATAAATCAGATTCAGTATCAGAAAATAGCACTCCATGCATCTCCCATTCTTTAGCCATATAAGTCAAGACGCCTGAATATTCAGACTTTAGTGAAAAAGATTTTTGACCAATCGGCTTTAAAATGATGAAGTCTCCTGAGCTAATCAAGCATGTCTTATATCCTTCATATAAGATAGCGCGTATAGGAACATTTACATATATACATGTGCATTCTTCATCCGGAACAAAATGAAGATATTTCTTTCCGTTCAGATTTTTCCAGTTGAGCATATTTTTCTTATTTTGCCGACATACACATAAGTACTCGATATACGCCGTACACCTCTGACAAAGGAACGTCAAAGTCCGAGAATTTCGGGTCCGGGTTAACCGAATGGCATTTCACATAACCTTCCTTACCCTTGCATTCATGGAGTTCCTTTACTATAACCCCATTTGCAGTGTCCAAAACGTATGTTTTACCCCAGTCTATAAAAATATTGGGGTTTATCTTCTTTATCAAAATACGGGAACCTGAGGGGTATTCAGGTGCCATACTATCTCCATATACTGTAATGGCAAAGTCTACATCTTCAATGGGTGAAATTATAGCCTCACAATTTTGGAGCATTGCGCCTGGAGCCGCAAAACCCGTAAGCGTTCCTCCCATAGCTGACATAGGTAGAAGGTAAGTCATGAAACCTGGATTAGACTTTTCAGACTGAAGCTTTTCTATTTGATATTGTAAATAAGATATAGTTCTATCTTTCTCGTTTATTTCATTAGAAATATTTTTTATATCATCAAAATCCAAGCTTTCTTTTATTTCTATTTTATCTGAAGATTTATATCCAAACCTATCCCCCCTTCCAAACACACAATATGTTTGACTAAAATCAAATGCTTCACATATCAATGAGATTTGTTCTGTAGTAAAATTACGATTGTTATCTCCCAAAGCATTTGTTATCGTATTATACTTTATACCAGTGCTTTGAGAAATATCCTTAGGGGATATCCCTTTTTCTTTTATGAGTTCAATCACACGTAATGTAGAATCTTTCTTTGCCATAGAAACAATATTTAACACAAAATGTGTGTGATTTATCACGTGATAATTTGCGAGCACACAAAAAGTGTGTATCTTTGCAACATCAAACAATAAACAACAATGCAAATTAAGCAAGTTTGATTGAGATAACCAAATATAAGTAATAACTAAAAAGAGGTAAGACAATGAAAAGATTCGATTTACGACAGATTATGAGAGATGCCCACAGAACCTACAAGTATGTAGGCAAGAAACAAGGCAAGACCTTCGGTGAAGTTCTGAAATCAACATGGAAACTGGCAAAACTGAATGTTACAATGCAGGAAGAGCTGGCAAGACAACAGGAAGAAAGAAATAACAAGGTGTTCACTCCGGTCAAAGCAGAAAAAGTCACTTTCAAAGCCGAATGGTCAGACTGCTACAACTCCAACAGCCGTGGATATTTAGGCTCCCAGTACTGCGGAGATTAATAAGGACATTAATCAGGATTATCCTGTCCGGTCTCGATACCGGAAACAATCCGTAAAAGGTATGGCAGGAACTACATGGAGTGATTGCCCTTAGCAATCCGTTCCAGAAAGCGATACTGGCGCTTACCCTCAATCCCAGCATAGAGGACGCGAGAACTAACGGTCGAAGCAAGCAGCCTGTAACAAGGTCGATGCAAGCAGCCGGGCGAAGTAAGGGCAATCATGCCCCGAACGGTTATGCAGTGAAGAACAGTAGCTGACAACTCCGGTGGGAAGACCAGAGAGAGGTTATCGGGGCACAAACTAATAATATCTACTTATGACAATGAAAGCAATAATTGAAAAAATAGTAAAAATACGTCCTACACCCTATGGATTTATAGGAAAAGATGATACCGGAATAATCAACAAAACCGTTGTCATAAAGTTGTTCACTATCCCGATATACAAGAAAGAAATTTTAGTTCAGAAGAATATTTGACAGCTCCTGAAAGCTAAATTCCGTATGGATTTTAGCTCCATTTTGAAATAAAATCAATGTACCTTCATCGGTAGGCTTTACAAGCTGAACTGCACTTGCATTGATGATGCACTTTTCACCATCCACGGTGATTTCAACAAACTTGTTCATAATACTTAATTTTTTGTTTGACACCACAAAGTTAAGTAAATCCCCCAATAAAAGCGTGATGCCGCCAATCGGATTGGTTTGGGGGAACAAAACTAATACACAATCAAATGAAAGCAATATCAATATTATGCGCAGTATCATACGCGATACTCCTTATTACCATGTACGATATGGGCGTATGGTTCTGGATAGCATCCACCGCCTTCGCGGTAACATCATTAGTGATAAGCAACGAACTTGACAATATTGAAAATCAAAAAAAATAAAGCTATGACAACAGTAGAAGAGTTACAAAGCATGACACACGAAGACCTTGTAAGACGTGTGCAAGAACTGGAACAAGACCTTAAAGAAGTCAAGGAACAGAGCGACATGTGGTTCGATTCGTTCACCCGCCTACAGGCACGACACGAAAGCAGCATTAATGCTCTAGACAACATCGTTAAACTCGCTAAATTGAAGTAATATGGTAAAAGTAACAGAAAATTGGGCGGCCACATTGAGAGCGATGAAGGTAGGTGATATCGTTGTGTTCCCTGTGCGTGCGATATCTTCTGTCAACACAACCATTTCCAGACTAAGATTGGAGATGTGTGTAGAAAATGCCGATTGGAAACGAACAGGAGAGGTTGACCGCAAGCGCGGAGAGTTCAAAATCCAGCGTGTGTCATGATTACGCTATCAGAGCGCGAGCATCTTGTCGCCGAACAATATTGCAAGGGTTTGGCCGACAAGGAAGTAGCCGACAGTCTGCAACGCTCGGAATGGACCATCAAAGCACAGAAGCGGGATATATACAAAAAGCTGGGTATTTCCAAAGATACCGAGCTTGTATTATACATGTTCTGTGAGCGCATGAAGATCAACTTCGATATAAAAGAGATACGTAAACACGGGCTTGAGCTATTCTTCTCCATCCTGTTCCTTGTCATTGCCGCATTGGATTTTCATCCCGACATGAGACAATGCAGCAGAGCAAAGACAAGAACCACCCAAGTATCAAGAACAAGACGAACAAAAACAGATTCAGATTATGAACTATACAGTTAACAACCAACTACGGACATCCATCTTATTTGATGGAACGGCAGAAGCACGGCTAGCAGACATCCTAGCCATCATGGACACCCATACATTCGGTAAAAGAGAAGCGGCCAAAATAGTTGGAGGCATAGGAAGGCTTATCAGACTGATCGAAGAAAACAAAATACGTTCCGACAAGCCTACATGCGCACAAAACGGGAAATGGTTCTGCAATGCCAGTGATGTCCTGCGTTATGCACAGGTCAAAATGCCAAGGAAGCCTAGAAAATTAAAAAAGAAAGTGGCATAAGCCACACGGGTAATTAGCTTAATGGAAAAGCGGTATTCACTTTTTTCTTTACGTTCAGACGGTTTGTGATTGTTTTCAGGAGGAATACAGATACAGGTTCGAATCCTGTATTACCCACACCCAAAGAGAGGGAGCCGTACACCCTTATAAACGTAGCCATGTTAGAGACTTCAAGGCAGTGAAGCAGAGAGCAATTTGTTAGATAATAATTTAACCCAAAGCCGCTGGAAAGGACAGCGTGAGGTGAGAGCCCTCTTTATATGTTATATTCTATATCCTTATTTATCCCGGTGTGTCCTGGCCGACTATCCGGGAACTATTTTTTTTAACTCATTTATTAACCACTAAAAATTATTGATTATGGGACTTATCAAAAAACCTAACGAACTGACAGTTAAGAATGCCCTGTCGGCATTAATCTACGGACAACCTGGTATGGGAAAGACCACACTGGCGTTAAGCTCTCCCCGGCCACTACTCCTGGACTTTGACGGTGGCGTTCACCGTGTGAATGCAGCCCACCGTGTAGACACCGTACAAATTTCCAAATGGGAAGAGGTGGATGAAGTTCTTACGAGCGGAGAAATTGCCGAATACAAGACCATCGTTATTGATACGGCAGGAAAAATGTTATCCTTCATGGATAAATATATAATGAAAAAAAATCCCAAAATAAAGAAAGCGGATGGCACACTGTCCCTGCAAGGATATGGAGTACGAAAGAATATGTTCATCAACTTCGTAAACCAAGTCACACTAATGGGTAAATCAGTAATATTCGTAGCCCATGAACGCGAGGAAAAGAACGGAGAGGACAAACAGATACGCCCGGAAATCGGAGGTTCTTCTGCCGGTGACCTGATTAAAGAGCTTGATCTTGTAGGCTATATGGAAGCCATAGGTAAGGACAGAACCATCTCTTTTGATCCGTGCGAGAAATTCTACGGTAAGAATACCTGCAATCTTCCGGCACGCATAAAGATACCAGTTATCATTAATGCAGAAGGTACAATCACCGGACCGAACGACTTTATGACAAAGATTGTAAACACTTATCAGACCTATCAGGAAAAACAGGCAGAACTGTCCTCCGAATATGAAGGTCTTATGGAAGTTATCAAGGAACAGATAGCCATGGTAGCGGATGCGGACACGGCCAACGAAGTGAAACAATCACTGGAGAGCCTGCAACATATCTTCGACAGCAAATTACAAGCAGGTATGCTACTGAATAAAAGATGCAAGGAATTAGGGTTGAAATTCGACAAAGTCAAAAAAATATATGAAGCAGCCTAGTTATAGAATCTATCCCTCATTACTTGACAAATTCGACAAGTATCTGAGAGCTGATGAAGAAGTGGAAAACTTCTGGAACATTGATAATGAAACCGGAGAGTATAAACGCTCTCCGGAAGAAATCGAAGAGAGCCTGAAGCAAGACCTTCTGGATGCTATCAACCGTGTACCGTTTGAGAGTGAAGCAGCCGACAAGGGAACAGCCTTCAATGCTATCATTGACTGCTATGTCCATTGCGAAAATCACGTGCCGACAGAGCGTTCCCCCTACTCCATCATTGGCGATAAGGAAACCAATACCATACAAGTAGCTTTTCCAGCAACGGATATCGCACCTGCACGGCATTTCCTTTTCGACAGACAATGGTGTATAGAACAGGCAGAGTATTTCAAAGGCTCATTAAGTCAGGTCTATGTATCCGCCATTCTTCCTACCCAGTACGGAAATGTGGAGTTATACGGATTTATTGACGAACTCCGAAAGGATGTTGTTTATGACATAAAATCCACATCTAAATACGAGTTCGGCAAATACGCCCACGGGTGGCAGCGCCATGTCTACCCTTATTGCCTAATTGCTTCCGGTCAGATGGAAAGCATAAAGGCATTTGAGTTTACGGCTTATGCGCTGAAAGGCGGTACCAGCCGCACACCGCTTATCAGTGGTACGCAATATCCGGAATATTATACTTACAATCACGAACAGACAGTGAAACTGCTCACGGCACACGTAGAACATTTCATAGAGTTTTTGGAAGCTAATAGAGAATCTATCACGGACAAGAAGATTTTCGGACTGGAATAATGGCACAAGAAGCTATCCTTATAAAAGAAAAAGGTGTGGTAACACTGAACAAGTCCTTTGATTTCATGTGCTCGCAGCTCCGTAACGGTCGTTACAGGTTAATTATCGAACGTTACACAGAGCCGCGCACATTAAGTCAAAACGCCCTGATGTGGCTTTGGTTTACCTGTATCGAACAGGAAACAGGAACGGACAAACAGGACGTACACGATTATTACTGCAACCTATATCTACGAAGGACAACCATTATCAAAGGAAAAGAAACGGTCATAGCCGGAAGCACATCGAAACTGAACACACTGCAAATGACGGACTTTTTGAATAAAGTCAAAGCAGATGCAGCCACGGAACTGGGAATAACACTTCCCCTTCCAGAAGACCGTTATTATAACGAATTTGTCAACGAATATAAATATAGAAGATAATGAAGATCATAAAAGCTAAAATCACCAAGGACAGTACCTTGGTGGCCACCTACAAGGATGAGAATGGTACAACCACCGTAGAAGGCAAGAACCTGGTAACATCAGACCTTATCAATGCGTTCAGCAAGCTGAATCCCCACGCCGCTTTGCTTACAGAACAGAAAGAAGTGGACGGTATAGAATCAGTAGATGAAGTGCCTGATATCATAGGACAGGTGCTTGACGTTACAGGATATTCCATTGGCGGAGATGGAGATCATGAAGGGGTTACTCTGATAGCCAAACGTTTTCTCAAAACAGGAAAAGTTCTGAACCTATGCGCTCCGTTCACCATGTTCAATAATGAGAATGAATCGTATATCAATGCCTTCGAGTTGGAGCAGGAAATCCAATCCTGTGAGTTCGAAGTCAAAGAGTATCTGTTCAACAAAAAATGGCGAATTGTACAACAGGAACTTCCGTTTGAGGAAGACACGGCGAACGCAGACGTACAACCGGACGCCATTCCAGAAGCCGGTACAGACTTCAATCAAGAGGTTGCGGAATTCCAGCAGGCTATGAATGATGCAGGGGTTGACATAATAATGAACGGAAAGAAAATTAAATCACGTAAACCACGTAAAGTCAAACAACTTGCATCATGATACCGCCGTCCCCATTTTGCGTAACTACTACCCCCAACTGCTTCAAACTAGCCTTCCCATACCATCCAAGATTAGTGGAGCTAGTCAAACGGATTCCAAGTGTAAAACAGAATATCCGGGCAGCCTATATCGCTGACGAAAAAGCTTGGAAGGTATCTCTACAAGATAAGGAATACGTGAGGATGATGGCAGATTGGGCGGTACAGACAAAGATATGCAGCCGGGTACAGCACAAAGTGACAACAAGAGAGTATAATGACTATACTATTCCCGACCTTCCAAAACTTACGGTTCCACACGGATTGCTGTTGGAACCGTACGAATATCAGAAAGAAGGCATCGCTTATGCGCTACAGCACAAGCGGTGCATATTCGGGGACCAACCGGGACTGGGAAAGACATTACAGGCAATAGGCACGGTTACGATAGCAAAAGCGTATCCGTGCCTTGTCATTTGTCCGGCCGCATTGAAAATAAACTGGCAACGTGAATTTAAGAAATTTGCTGGAAAAAATGCCATGATTCTGGATGATCGCAATAAAGCCAGCTGGCACCGTTTCTTTGAGACTAAATGCTGCAACATATTCATAACAAATTATGAATCACTGAAAAAGTTTTTTGTACTTAAAGTAAAGGAGGATGCACGGTTTACCATGAAATCCATTGAGTTTGACCCGCGAATATCGTTATTCAAATCCGTAGTCATTGACGAATCACACAAGTGCAAATCCACCAAGACCCAGCAATCCAAGTTCGTAGAAGAAATATGTAAAGGCAAAGAATATATCTTGGAACTGACGGGAACCCCAGTAGTGAACAACAATACAGACCTTATACAACAACTCAAGATAATGGGACGATTAGAGGATTTCGGAGGATACAAGTATTTCGTAGAGAGGTTCTGCGATGGACCTAAACAGTCAAGCAATGTGAAAGAACTGAACTGGAGGTTATCATCGACCTGCTTCTTCCGGCGCGAAAAGGCCAAGGTACTCACTCAGTTGCCGGACAAGTCACGCCAATATATAGAGGTGGACATATCCAATCGCAAAGAATACGACAAAGCGGAAGCCGACCTGATACAGTATCTCCGAACTTACAAGAATGCGGACGATGAAAAGGTGGCCAAGGCATTAAGAGGCGAGGTAATGGTGAAAATGGGAATATTGAAAGCCATATCAGCCAGGGGAAAAATCAAAGTCTTTTCCGAATTCATCCATGACGTGATTGACGGAGGTGAGAAACTGATAGTCTTTGCTTACCTGAAAGAAGTAGTACAGGAATTAAAGAAGATATTCCCTGAAGCTGTCACCGTTACAGGCGAAGACAATGCTACTCAAAAACAGACAGCGGTAGACCGCTTCCAAAACGACCCTTCTTGCAAGCTGATCATCCTTAACTACAAATCAGGAGGTACAGGTCTTACATTGACAGCTTCCAGCCGTGTGGCGTTTATCGAGTTCCCATGGACTTTCTCCGATTGTGAGCAGGCAGAAGACCGAGCACATCGGAACGGACAGAAGAACAACGTAAACTGTTACTACTATCTTGGAAAGGATACTATCGACAAATATATGTATGATGTCATTCAGACCAAAAAAGGAATAGCCAACGGAGTGACAGGGACGGATGATGTGGTTAAGGAGAATGTGGTAGATATGGCAATGAACCTATTCAACGGAAGAATATGAGGAAACAGACAACACCATTATCAGAAAGCCAAATACAACATGATTGTTTGGTATGGTTCCGGTTACAATATCCCAAACTGGCTCGTATGCTTTTTGCAGTGCCCAACGGTGGCAAACGTGATGCCAAGACAGGAGCACGGATGAAGTATGAAGGAGCAGTGAGAGGTGTAGCAGACTTGATTTTGCTCATACCCAAAAAGGGATGGGCTTCCCTCTGTATAGAGATGAAGACACCGAAGGGTACACAGAGCGAGCACCAACGAACGTGGCAGACAGAAGCAGAGAGATACCAAAACAAGTATGTTATCTGCCATTCACTACAGGAGTTCATAAACGAAGTAAATTCTTACCTACAATGACTTATATAGATTACGTAAACCAATTTTGGAAGACACATCAGAGTGTAGCATTTTCCTCGAACGAAGTTTATTTGTACTTCTTCCTTTTGAACGAGTGCAATAGTCGGGGTTGGGAGAATCCGTTTGAGTGTCCCAACAGACGAATCGTCCTCGCAACCGGTATATCAGAACCAACCGTAATTGAAGTCAGGAACAGATTACAGCAAAAAGGTTTACTACAGTTTGAGTCAGGTAAGAAAAATGCGAAATCGCCCGTTTATTACTTAAATGATTTAAGTAAACCCTTAAGTAAACTCTTAAGTAATGACTTAAGTAAACCTTTAAGTAAAAAGGCTAACATTAATATAAGACTTAAGAGTAAAGATAATAATAACTCTAGCGAGTTATTTAAGCCCGAGCAGGAAAAACCTAAAAAGAAGCCTTCAAAACCAAAAACCGAATTTATAGCCCCTACCCTGGAACAGGTGAAAGATTACTTCCGTGACAAGCTCCCGGACTGGGAGCAGCAGGCGGAGATATTCTTCTACCACTTCGATGCGCTAAGCTGGAAAAACACCAACGGGGCTAAAATTGAACGATGGGACAGCCGGGCTAACCTTTGGATAATCGAAAAAAGACTTCAAAATGGAAACAAGCCTACAAAAACAGATCACTGTGATAATGTCCCCAGGACAGATACCTCAATCCAGGAAAAAGCCGGAGACACTGACACCGCTCCAGCAGACCTTGAGAAATGGATCAACAGCCTCCCAATTGGTTGACAACTGGTCCGGCACGCAAGCCCAGCTGAATTGTAACCTGACATTAGCACAAGCAATCAGGATTGAGGGTATTCCCACCCTTGCGGACATCAATGTTGTCTTCAGCAACGCCACATCAGTCAGGATTATCACAGAGCACCTGCAATCAATCCTCCGATACGCAGGCATTGATATCGCACCTCAACAACTTGCCGAAACGGCGCTAAGCATATTGGCCAGCTATTATTTTCTCAATCTAGCCGAGCTTTGCATATTCTTCACACAGCTTAAAAACGGGAGCCGTGGACAGTTCGTCTGGGGAAACAGGATAAACAACCAGTCCATTATGGTAGCCCTATCGGACTTTTGCAGGGATAGAAGAGACGAGCACGTCAAACTGTCCAATGAAACCGCCATGAAACAATCCCAAAAAGGTTTCACCCGGATAGAAGATGCAGCGTGCGCCATGATTGAGGGAGTAAAAAACATTCAGGAGCTCAAAAAAAAGGCTAAAAACGATTTCAGCGCCTTCACAGAACTTTTTCCTAATGTTCCCAATAACCATACTGCCTACACCTATTGGAAGGCATATGGGGGAAATGAGGATGCAATACGGGCTATATACAGAGATAATGCACCACCCCCCAACATTGCGAGTGATGATATCGGCAGGTTTCTCTGTGATTATAATATCAGAATCAATCGAAAATAACTAATATAATCAACCACTTCAAAATCAAATTTATCATGGCAAAGAATGACAGTTTCAAACAGGCAATCAAAGCCTATCTGGACAAACGGGCGGAAGAAGATTCACTGTTCGCCCCCAAATATGCGAATGAGAAGAAAAGTATTGATGAATGCTGTAGTTATATCATGGGTGAAGCCAGGAAGCGTGGTAACGCCATAGCGATTTCAGACGAGGAGGTCTACGGGATGGCAGTGCACTACTATGATGAGGACGATATCAAAATAAACCGGCTGCCTGCCGGAGAGAAAGCGTCCGTATCATCCCCCGCCAAACCTGTGGAACTCACCGAGGAAGATAAGAAAGCGGCACGTGACAAAGCAATCGCACGGCTAGCGGAAGAACAATACCAGACACTCAGGAAGAAAAACGTCCGAAAGAAAGCGGATGATAATGTACAACAAATGAGCTTGTTCTAATCATGAAACCGAGAACGAAACTTGAGAAACGTGTAACCGGACTGAGCAGCAAACTGTCCGCCGTTACCGAAGTACAAAAAGAATGGGCGAAAGAACATATATTCACCCACGAAGCATATAGGTGCAAGGATGAGCTATGGTGTTCCGAGTGCGGCGGAACATGGATAGACACAAGCAATAGCGAGCTGGGAACCACCCTGCTCGGTGATACGACCGAATGCCCGTACTGCCACCACAAACTGGACGTAAAGGTCAGCCGGAAACGAAAAGTCGAGGAAGAAAAGTACATGTCCATCTTACAGACCGCCGGAGAGTTCCAGATCATAAGACATATACAGCTCAAGGAGGATATAGCATCATTCTACAACCGGATGGAAAGATTCTTCGGCATGGAAATCAAAGGCGACGGCATAGTCATCCGTCCGCTTGAAAGCGTAACCCAGTTCTACAAGGAGGGCAAAGCCATGCACCATTGTGTATACGCCAACAGGTATTACAGACGCAGTGAATGCCTGATCATGACAGCCATAGTCGGAGAAAAACATGTGGAAACCATCGAAGTGAATCTTAAATCTTTTCAGATAGTACAGTCAAGAGCCGTATGCAACGGAACATCGGAGTATCATGACTGCATTATCCGGCTGGTGGAGAAGAACATGAGTCTGATCAAAAAACTTACTGCATGAACATCTATCACACAGAACCCAGATTCGACTGCGAGAAATTCGCTCCATGCGGGCGCATCTCCCTGCACAAATGCCGGAAGTACAAAGGCAGACTGGATGAATGCAGGGGATGTACGCTTGTACACCGTAAAGCCAAGACGGTTGCCGGTACGGAAGCCGGAAGAAAGGTTTGTCCGCATTGCGGACGTTCCCTTCCGCTCCACCGGTTTTATAACAGGACTGTCAAATGTGGGGATAAGGAATACCGATGTCTCACCTCCTGGTGCAAGATGTGTATGAGTGAAGTCGCAGCGGAAAGAAATCGTAATAATTAATTTAAAAATCCAATGAAAAATGTAACGAAAATAGCCAAGAAGTCAGCCGGACTTAGCCAAAAATGTTCGATTTGTCCACTTATGCGAAGATGTACTTTAGAAATCCATAGAGCTTGTTTTGACAGCTTTGTGGAGGGTTTCAAGAAAGGGGCCAGAGCTGCTGAAAAAGAAATAAACAAGAAATTCAAAACAGGAAAGAAATGAGTCACATAGATAGCACAAGAAAATCGTATTCATCTCCATACGAGATAACGGTCTGTATGACCAAAGAGGAATGTAAGATATTGCTTCCGTTCTTTCAGAAAGCATATAAGAGTGTAAAATCAAAATACGAAAAGTATAATGATATTCACAATGGAGGGGAGGCTACGGAAAGAGAAGAAAATCTTCTTATGAAATACTCTGAGCAGTTGGAAAGACTGGAGAGTGTTTTATCATCTATTGATGAAATTTTAAAACAAGAAAGAAATGAACGATATACTATTCAAAAAAATAAAAAGAGCAAACAGTAAATATGCTGAATACTTATTGGCTTGCGATAAAGTAGCTAAAGCAGCCCAAAAGCATATAAATTGGAACGATAGCGTAGGTTGTGCCTATATGCCGGGTGACGGTCTTTGCATAGAGATTGAAGCCTATGTTTGCCCAGCTACAAGATTTTTTGAGCTACCTGAGATTATCGGTAATGATATGATTGATGAATACACATATCGAATCAGTTGCATTTAATTTAAAAGGAACAGGTATGAATATAGATACTGAATTTAACGTAGGAGATAGCGTATGCTATCTGAGCGGGGATAACATTATCCATACAAGTATAAGCAAAATAACTATTGAAATATCCTATGAGGATGATAGCTTTTTGATGGTTTACAAACTATCTGACGGTGTAAGTGTGCCCAGAAACAATTATCCACAATGGGGAAAAAGACTTTTTAGAGATAAGGATAGTTTAATGAGATATTTATCAGAATCGTAACGGAACAATAGACTAACAGGCAAGTCACCGCATTGTATGCAGGCTGGTGATACAGGTTCGAATCCTGTTTGTTTCACACTGAAAAAAAATTCTTAAAACGTATAATTATGGGAAGAATTGCCAGAAAAGGCTTTGAGTACTACAGGGCCGAAACGGACCGGTTCCGTGACATCAAGATCCGCAAGCTGAGAAAGGAACACAGCTGTGCCGGTTATGCGATATACCAGTATGTCCTGAATGAGATCTACCGTGTGGAAGGCTGTTATATCCGTTTCACACAGGACGAGCTGTTCGATTGTGCGGAATACTGGAACATGAGGGAAGAGGAGGTTCTCCGGATCATCAACTATTGTACGGAAACGGGGCTGTTCAATGCCGGAATCTGGAAACAGTACGGCATTCTGACAGGGCACTCCATCCAGATCCGATATGTGTCCATGTGTCACGCGGCCAAGCGCAAGACAGTCATTCCGGAAGAAATAAATCTTCTTTCCGAAGAAAAATCCTCCTTCCCGGTTTCCCGGGCACAGCTCCCTGTGGAAGCGGCGTCCGTTCCGATCTGTGGATCTGTGGCAGTCACCTCTGTTCCCTTCACGGAACCTTCAGAAGCGCCCGTTCCTTTGAAAGAGGGAATTCTTCCGGAAAAAACCGGATTTATTCCGGAAGAATCCGTGAATATTCCGGAAGCTTACAATATAAAGGAAAGAAAAGAAAACATATCATCCTCAAGCTCCTTTACATCCGTTCAGGAAAAGACGGATGAGGAGGACAATTCCATCCGGACTTTAAAATCCGATCTGGAATACCTGAACCTGAAGGATGACCAGATCCGCTGGGCGTGCATTCTGAAAGCCCGTTATCCGGCCATGCCCCTGGAGTACGCCATAGCCGCCGTCAAGGACAGCATCCGTAACGGTGACTACCGTTACAGTGTGGGCGGCTGCCTCACTCCGCTGATAGAGAACTATATCCGCAAGTACAACGCTGAATGTTCAGGAGAAAAGAGGCAGGACGGTTTCCGTGCCGCCCTTGAGCGTCTAGGCATTTCTCCGGCACAGCAGCATGAGATCCTGCATCTGTCCGCGGACTCCCCCCGTGTGCTGGAAGCCGCCTTGAAGGAAATCGAGCGCAGCAACGGGCGCATCAGGAGCCCGCTATGTTTTCTCAGGAGCAGGCTGACGTCCGTCCGGACCGCATGATATTTTGACATTAGTTAGTATGTGAAAGAACATTCCATCCTGCCGTCCCGCTGTGAAGCCGGTGCGGCAGGAACTTAAAAAAAACGAAAGATTATGAAATCACAGGAAGCCAATGCGATCCCCTTGCGGGAGATACTGGAAAAATACGGTCATGAACCGGTCAGGTCCTACCACGGCTATCTCATGTACAGCTCCCCTTTCAGAAATGAGGAGACTCCCAGTTTCATGGTGAACCTGCACACGAACAAATGGAAGGATTTCGGTGAGGACAGCTCGGGAGGTGTGGCTGACCTGGTCATGCGTCTGGAACGGTGCGATTTTCACTCCGCCATGCGGCGGATTGAAAAAAGCGACCTGTCCGCCCCGTCCGACCCCCTCCCTGTTCCGACTTCCGCCGGGGATGCCGGCACCAGCCCCAGACTGACTGTCGACAATATCAATCCCCTGACCAACAGGATGCTTCTGGAATACATGGGCCGGCGTGGAATTGATGCGGACATTGCAAAGGCATATTGCAAGGAAGCATACTACCATTTCAGCGGAAGGAAGGACAGGCGCTGTTTCGCCGTAGCTTTCCCCAATGACAAGGGAGGCATGGAGCTCAGGAATCCGATATTCAAGGGATGTGCCGGAGTAAAAGCCGTCACCTGTCTTGACAATGGAGGCGACCGTTGTGCCGTTTTCGAGGGATTCATGGATTTTCTCAGCTATCTCCAGTATGCCAGGGAACATCCCGGACTGCCGCCAATGAATTTCTGCATCCTGAACTCCACGGCCATGGCCGGCAGGTCCGGAGAGTTCCTTTCCCGGCACCGGCTGGTACATGCCTTTCTGGACAACGACAAGGCAGGCATGGACGCCCTGGAGAAACTGGAGGGGAATCTTGGGAAGGATACGGTACTGGTCAATGAGTCCGTCCGGCTGTATCCCCGGCATAACGATTTCAACGAGTTCCTGCAAGCCTGTAAAAAAAAAGCAATGACTGCAGGAAATGAGATGTAATACAGCAAACAATATGAAAGAAGTATCAGAAAAGATAACGGAAAGAATCCGCAAGCTTATCCGGCTCAAAGAATCCGCCACACAGATCGGATCTGAAGGTGAAGCCCATGCGGCGGCAGCGGCGGTACACCGCCTGCTTATGGAATACAACCTCTCCCTGCTTGATCTTGCCGGTGAGAATCCACAAAACCGGCTGACAGCCTGCGAATCTGACAGAATCAGCTACAAGGATGCGGCCGGCAATATCTGGAAACGGGACCTGATGAGGGTCTTATGTGAATACAATTACTGCAAGATGCTGCTCTACGCGGGCACAACCCATATGGTGGTAATCGGGACAGAGGAAAATGCGGCAACTGTCATTGCGCTCTTTGACTACCTGCGTAAAACCTTCAGACGTCTGTCCGAAGAGAAGTATTCCGGGTATGCGCAAGGCAGACGCGGTTACTGGAGAACCGCCAAAGGTAAGAAGGACTATATCCGGTCTTATCTGGAAGGCTGCATACCCGGTTTACGCATGCAGCTGGAGAAGTCCGGGCAGACGCCGCAGGAAACCGGCCTCATGATCTGTCACCAAAAACTGATAGGCGACTATATGGGCAGGTTCAGGCTTGTCAGAAGAAAGCCTGTGGCGAACAGGCATAAGACGAACCACAAGGCTTATATGACCGGAGTTGATGACGGCCGCCATATAAGTCTGAGCAGGCAATTGAAGGATAATACTCTTTTTTAAAAGGATAAGAACATGGGCTTTGTCAACAGACTGATCACATGGATCATGGACCGGCTTTCCGTGGAGGTCGATCCGGATGCCGAATGGTTTTAGCAGATCGTGAAAAGGATGGTTGCGGTTCATCCCCGTTCACTTGATTAAAAACACATAAACGAAAAAAATATGGAGATAAAAGGAAAAGTACTTACCCTCTTTCCGGTCAAGGAAGGAGTCGGAAAGACATCGGGCACTCCGTGGAAGTCCCGTGAGTTTGTGATAGAAACGCAAGACCAGTATCCGAAGAGGATCTGCCTGCAAGTGATGAATGACAACATGGACCGTTTTCCCATGGAGGAGGGTATGCAGGAAGGAGAAAACAGATGAGAAAGAAATTCTTTTTTCTGGGGATATTGTTGGGCGTCTGCCTGGCATCCCCGGCCCAGTTCTATTCCGCACGTACCAACCTGATAGGGCTGGCAACGGGCAACATCAACCTGGAGGGGTCCATGACGCTGAACCGCCGATGGTCGCTTCATCTACCGGTCCAGTACAATCCCTTCGTCTTTAAGGATAACCGCCAGTTCCGCAACCTGACTGTCATGCCGGGCGTGCGCTACTGGTTCGTGGAGTCCTACTCCAATTTTTTTGTCGGGATGAACACCCTGGCAAGCGGCTATTCGATCGGCAGGATATGGAACAAGAAACGCTATGAGGGAGAAGGCTACGGCATCGGCCTCTCCATCGGCAAGGCCTACCCCCTGTCAAAAACATGGAACATAGAATGGGAACTCGGCGGCGCCGCGGTCTGGGCGAGGTACAACGAATACCGTTGCCGGGAATGCGGCGCCTTCCTGGGCAGAAAACACGGATGGTATCTGATACCTTCACGTGTGGCGTTGAACATGATATATCTTTTCTAAATGTACGGTCCTATGAAAAAAAGAAACATACCTGTAATCCTTTTACTTCCACTGCTGTCCTTATCCTGTTCCCTGTCCCACAAGATGGAAAGGAGCATCAGCAAGGTCGGTCTCTCACAGGCCGGCAAGCGGCCTGCACCGGACACGACATGCTATTCCGTTCCCGAAAAAATCACCTGGAAGGACAGTTCGGGAGTGGAACATATTGTCACTATGGCCGAACGTGACAGCGTTACGGGTGAAGAGATGACCGTGTTGCAGCTGGACGAGGTGACCATTGTCGCGCGTAACAGGAACATCCCCGAGCGTGCCGGGAAAGTGAATCTGGATTTTGTCGTGACCGTTCCGGGCAGGCTGATAGATGACAAATGGCAGGTACAGCTGACCCCTGTGGCCTACAAGCGTGGCAGACGCATAGAACTGGAGAGGATCTTCCTGTCCGGCGCCGACTTCGTCAAGCGGCAGAAAAAAGGATACGCGCAGTACCAGGCCTTCATAAACAGCATCATCCCGGATTCCGCCTATCTGAAAGAGATGTTCGACATGAAAGGCTACCGCCGTGCCATGGCCGAGCTGGAGGAGGAGTTCTACCAGGCATGGAAGCATGACTATATCGCCCGCGAGGAATGGATTGACTGGACTGAGAGATGGAACCGCCGTTACCAGCACTTCAACGCGAAGATGGAACGGAACCGCATGGCCATCGCCGGCCACAACACCATCCTGTCCGTACTTCCCGCCTACTGGCTCCGCCGTGACCTGGACACCACGCTGATTCCGTCCCGCTACCGCATGTTCTCGGAAGGCACCCCTCTGAAGGTACGCAGGGTGACGCCGGAAGATTCGGCGCGTATAGCGGAGAGATACTTCGATTACAAGCGCATTGCGGAGAACGAACGCAAACGTGACGCGGTGTCACGCAAATATGAGGAGCTGGTTCGTTTCCCTTACCAGGCCGCCCGTCTGGATACGGTCATCAGGAACAGGAACAATACCTTCAGCTATTATTACCGGCAGGAGATGGATGTTACCGATAACACGAAACGTATTGACCTGACAGTAGACGGAAGGATACTTGCCGTCAATGGCAGTTCCGCCAATTTACCGTCCTCGGATACCATTACCTATTATATAAGCAGTATGGTGCAGTTCCTGGACCATGCGCCGCGGTACAGGAAGGAGAAGATATACCGCAAGGCCACGGCCAATACGACCGCCTATATCAATTATCCGGCAGGCAGATACCTGTTTGACGAGGAATACGGGAACAACCGTTCCGAAATAGACAAAGTCCTGGAAGCGATCAACAAGCTGACCTATACCGGTGAGTTGGTGATGGACAGTATTGACATGACCGCCACCGCATCCCCGGAAGGCAGCGCGGCCGCGAACCGTATCCTGTCCAGGCAGCGTGCCGTTGCCTTGAAGGAGTACCTGTCCGGAAGGACGGATGACAGGACCGGCATCGACACCCTGATCCGTCCCCGGTGGATTGGCGAGGACTGGCAGCTTCTTGTCCGCAAGGTACAACAGGATACGGAAATGGATGACAGGTCAGCCGTTCTGGATATCATGTCCTCCGTAAAGGATCCGGACGCAAGGGAGGCCGGGATCCGGAAACGTTTTCCGGATGCCTACAAGCATATCAGGGAGAACTATTATCCTCTGGCACGTGCGGTGAACTTCGCATTCTACCTGCACCGCCGGGATATGATAGAGGAATTCAAATACACCACCGTCCTTGACTCGGCCTACATGCACGGTCTTGACCTGATGGAGGACAGGCAGTACAAGGACGCGCTGGTGATACTGTCGGACTATAACGACTACAACACGGCCATCTGCCTGATGTCACTGGGCTATGATGCACGGGCTGCCGGAATATTGGAATCCCTGCCGGAAAGTTCCAATGTGTGCTACCTGCTGTCCATCCTGTACAGCCGTCTGAAAGACGACGGCAAAGCCGTGTCCTCCTTCATGCGCTCACTGGAACTGGACGGTTCCAAAGCCTATCGCGGTCGTCTTGATCCGGAAATCAACCGGCTGATAACAACGTATAATTTAAACCTGTCGCAATATGAATAAAATAGTAAGAATTCTGCCCGGCATATTCCTGTCCCTGCTGTCACTTTCCTCTTGTGACGGCCTGTTCACCGAGGATTGTATCTACAAAGGATACCTGCACGCCCGTAACGGGTTCCATCACCCTTCCGATATGGGCACACCGGAACAGGCGGAGATGAACCTGATGGTTTTTCCGCTGACCGGTAACGGCGTGGCGGAATATGACAATCTTTCCATTCCTTTTAATGGAAGCGGTGATGCGTATGGGACCTTGCATATCGGGAGTTACGAGTTTCTCGCCTGCAACAAGGATGTCAACATCCTGGAGGATGCGGGCTCCGCCGCCACCGTCCGCTTGCGTGTTCCGACGGAACAGGGAAAGATCACGGCGGAGCAGGGATACGCGTATTCCTCTTCCGTGACCGGTACGGTCATGACTGACGACACCCTGCACGTCACCTGCGAGAGCAAACTGATGGTGCAGCGGATTGTCTTCAACATCACGGTGACGAATACGGGAATCCTGGAATATACCGGAATCACCGCCGAACTTGACGGCGTGACCACAAGCCGGTATGTACGTACAAGGGAAAAGGGAAGCGGTTTCGCCACCCTGCCTTTCACCGTCTCCCCTGAAAAGGAGAATTTCTTCCGGAAGGAAGTGCTGGTGTTCGGCATCAATAGCGGGGTGAGCAATGTCATCCGTCTTCATCTGGACGGGGACATGCCCGTGGATGCGGATCTTGACCTGAGTGATGTGTTCAAGGACTTCACCGCTGACGGTATCAGTGTGGACATCACCGTCCGCGTATCCCCGTCCCTACATACCGCATCCGCTTCCATCGAGGACTGGCAGAATGTGGAATGGGGCCAGGGAATAATTACTTATTAATACTGTTTTTTTATCATCAATTTAAAATTTTACAAAATGAAGAAAATGTTTTTGTTCGCAGCGTGTCTTGCCGTATTGGCATGCAGCTGTTCCGAGAATGAAGAAGGAACCGTCAAGGATGTCCGTGCCTCCTTGAAAATCAACGCCAACATCGGTGCTCCCGCTGTTTCCCGCGCGGAAAAGACCGCCTGGGAAGCCGGTGACAAGCTGGGTCTTTATGTCTGCAACGGTACTCTGGGCACTCCGTACAACCAGAATGCCGTCTATACCAACACCCCTTTCACCTATTCAGCTGCCGGATGGACTTCGGAAGAGATCCTGCTGGATGAGAACGAGGCGACGGTGTTCGCTTATTATCCGTATGATGCCACGCTGACCACCCCCTCCGCCCTTCCGGTGGACATCACCACCCAGACGGACCATCTGTACGGACAGGGCGACACCAAGGCGAGCATCCTGAACCGTAATGTGAACATCACGATGAAACATGCCCTTTCACAGGTCGTATTCCGCATGAAGAAAACGGAAGGATACAGACAGGAAGGCATCCTTACCGGAATCACACTGAAGAATGTCGGTTCCGCCACTCCGTTGTATACCCGTGCCACTATGGATATTTCAACAGGTTCCCTGACAAAAACGACGGCAGGCAATGTGGAATTCAGCGCCGGCGCCACTCTGACAGACAAGGCCGTATCCTTTTCATCCATTGTCGTTCCGGTTGATGCGACAGCGGGCAAGGATATGCAGGCCGTGTTCACCATTGACGGAAAGCAGCTGCAATTCACCTTCCCGGCCGGAACGAAATGGGAACGCTCTTACCGTAATATCTACGACATCGTACTGGGGAATAACGGTCTGGTCATCGGCGGTGCCGATGGCAGCGGTGTGACCATCGAACCCTGGACAGACGATGTGAAAGGTGAAATCCAGCTTGTACCTGTAATCTGACTTTAAGGGGCGGGAAGCCTTTCTTCCCGCCCTGTTACAAACCATATCGGGGCTGCCAATCCCCCATAATCAGACAAAACGATGAAAATGAAGAATATTTTAAACAGCCTTTTCCCCTGGCTGGCCGTAACAACCCTCCTGTCCCTGCAGGGCTGTGAGAATGAGGAAGGCACCGCAATCCACAGCCGTGATACCGTGTCCTTTGAAATTGACGCAGGGGGAGCACGGGCAACCGAGACAACGTTTGAGACCGGGGATGCCATCGGCGTCTATGCGGCAGTACGCATGTCATCAGCGCCTGCAACCTTGAAAACGTCCGGAAACTATGCGGACAACAAGCGGTTCGTCTGGAACGGCTCGCAGTTCGTGGCGGACGGGGACGCCAACGAAATAGCCGCCGGCTATGAAACGGATTATTATGCCTATTACCCCTACAGGGAAGGCATGGGCAATCCGTTGGATTATGATTTCAGCATACAGGGGAACCAGCGGGAAGGCATCACGCTTTCCGACTTCATGTATGCGGCCAACAGGAGCGGAACAACCGATAAGGTCATAACGCTCGCCTTCTCCCACCGGCTGTCCCGGCTGCAGGTCACTTATACGCCGGAAGCGGGAGAGGCACTTTCCGGCGTGACCATCCAAAGGGCCAAGGCTACAGCCAATATCAACCTGGGAACCGGCACCGCCAATACCCTTGGAGCCACCTCGGATATACGGATGTATAATGACGGCGGCACATTCACTGCGGTCATTCCGGCGCAGGACCGGGATGCCGACGGTACATTCCTTACCCTTTTATTTGCCGACGGCACAAAAAAGGACTACACCCTTACGGCAAAGAAAGAATTCCTTGCGGGGCATACTACCGTAATTCCGTTCATGGGCAAAGAGCTGCAGTATACCTTTACCGTCAGTCCGGAAACCATCGGCAGCGGCTATTCCGGCGGCATCTATAACTACGAAACGGTTTCAAACAAATATTATTCAATAAACGGGAAGCCATTGCCCGGCACTGAGAGTCCATTGGATTACACGGTTTCAACGACAGACGTCTGGATAACCCCGGACAAGGCGGGCAAAACAATAAAGGTGGCGGAAAACCTGAATACCGCTCCCCGAAACGGCAAGGTCCTGTTTACCCAGGCAGAATCCGGAAGGACTTACATCCTGCCGGTACAACAGTCCTCCGCTACCACGCGGCAGACCTTGCAAATCAGCACAACTGCGGGAAACATACCCGCTGCCGGAGGAAACAAGGCTGTCACAGCCGTTCTCAGCACTTATTATAACGACCACCGGGATCCTGATAAAAAAGAAAATGTAACGGTTTCCCTCAGTGGAACCGGGACGGGATTCAGCCTGTCCGGGAATCAGGTCCTGGCTGTCAACAATACTACGACAAATGCCAGAAGTATTACCGTAAAAGGCAGTTACAACGGCATAACATCGGATAACAGCCTGACCATAACACAGGATGCCGGTGCAAAACAATACGCATCCTGGAGCGACTGGAGTGTAACCGTATCGGCCAATCCGGAAACGGTTGCAAACACGGGAGGTACATCCGTCATCACGGCCGATGCAGCCCGTACCCGTGCGTGGACGTGGAACGGTGTCGGCGGTTCAGGAGGTACGGAAACAGACAGGGCCACACCGTCATTGTCGGCAGCCGGCAGCGGATTCAGCCTGTCCGGAACAACACTGACAGCAGGCAACAACACAACAACATCTGAAAGATCCTGTACAGTCACGGCAACCCATGCCGGTAAATCAGCGACCTGTACAGTCAAGCAGCCGGCCGGAACAACCGGTTACGGAGATTGGAAAGTAAACATATCCGCCAGTCCGACCACTATCGCGGCCGCCGGAGGAACGTCAACGCTGACCTGCTCGGCTGCGCGTGACGTATATACCAATGGGGTAAAGACCGGTACGGAAACCGCCACACCTGTCATCTCGGGCAGTGCAGCCGGATTCAGCCTGTCCGGAAAAACAGTCAGCGCCGGCAACAACACCTCAACAAGCACGCGAAGTATAACATATACGGCAACCCATGCCGGTAAATCAGCCAGCTGTACGATCACCCAGTCTGCAGGAAACAGGCAATATGCGTCATGGAGTGCCTGGAACGTGACAGTGTCAGCCAATCCGGCCACGATAGCCGCAAGCGGAGGCACATCCTCCATCAGCGCGGCGGCAACCCGTACCCGCACATGGACGTGGAACGGTGTCAGCGGTTCCGGCGGTACGGAAACAGACAGGGCCACACCGTCATTGTCGGCAGCCGGCAGCGGATTCAGCCTGTCCGGAACAACACTGACAGCAGGCAACAACACAACAGCGTCTGAAAGGTCCTGCACAGTCACGGCCACTTCAAACGGCAGGTCGGCCGCCTGTACGGTCAGACAGTCCGCCGGCAGTCAGACAACGGAGTACGGCAACTGGACCACGGGCTCATTGTCAGTGTCCGCCAGCCCGTCCGGTATCGGCTCATCCGGAGGCACAAGCCGCCTGAGTGCGACAGCATCACAAAGCCGTCCGAAATACACGAAGTGGAACGGCATAACAACAGGCACCACCACAGAATACCGGAGTGTGGATGTGAGCTCATCCGCCTCATGGTCAGGAAGCGCGTCGGGCTTCAGCCGGAGCGGCACGACTGTCACAGTGGCGGCCAATGGCAGCACTTCATCCCGCAATTGTACCTATACGGCAAGTTACGGAGGAAAATCAGGCCATGTGACAATCCATCAGGATGGAAAGCCCGCCGATGTAATCACCTACGGGTACATATTCACGCTCAGAGCCGTCAGCGGTGATGACGTCGTCTCCACCGGGGGAACCGTCACCTACAGTGTCACCTCACAGAAGATCACATACACCAACGGCAGCGAAACCTCCCGCAGCAATATCGGCTGGTCGGCTTCCGCCAACGTGTCCTGGATCAGTGCCGGCACAAACTCGGCAACCGTCAGTGAAAACCCGACAACTTCCGACCGTAGCGGCACGATTACGCTGACCCAGAACGAAAGCGGAAGGAAACTGTCAATCACTGTATACCAGGACAGAAAGGTATCGGTGGACATAAACTAAAAACTATAAATATGGATAAACCATTCAATCATCTCATTATTTGTCTGACGTTTGTAATGCCGGTTGCAGCCCTCAGCGGCTGCTCCGGCCCTAACGACAGTCCGGAGCAGGACGCCGTCATGTCCATCAGCTCCTGCACGGCACGTGGTGATGACGGGCAGGAAATGTCCGTCAGCGAGTTCGGCATGTTTGTAACGGATACGGCGGGAAACCTGTATCCGGACAACATCCGAGTCCTCAACCGGTCCGGGAAATGGACATTCGCGGAGATTTCCCTGTCGGACGGGGATAAAGGCATATATGCGTATTATCCTTACAACCCGTCCTTCAGCGGCGGAAAGATGGGCCTGGACGCAAGGAGCCAGACAGACTATCTGTATTCGGAAAGGACCATGGTGTCCGGGAACGCACCCTCCGCCTCCATCACCCTGTATCATCTTCTTTCGAAGGTGACTTTCAGAATGCCCGCCGCCGTCACCGCGGTCAGAGTGGCGGATTACAGCTACTCCGCTTCGTACAGTCTTCTGACGGGCTCACTGGAGATAAAACCGGAAAAAGGCACAATATCCTCCGGGACAGGAAGCCTGCTGCTCTATCCCGGTGACAGTCCGGCCATGCACGTGGCGCTGGTGGCCGGCGGACATCCATACGACTTCGTCATGCCGGCGGCGGCATTCCGATCCGGAAAGGAATATGTCTACACTTTGAAAACCGCCGGAAACGGGGTGGAGATAGAGGACATCACCATCACCGGCTGGCAGCCCGGAGGCAATTATGAAGGAACAATAACTGAAAAAGAACAAGAAAGGCAATGAAAAAGAAAATTTATACTTTATCCGTCCTGCTGGCGGCGGTTCTTCCGGCAGGGGCACAATCCATCAAAAGTGACATCAACACCGTCCTGAACGACATCGCACTGCCGGTTTTCCTCGGTGTGATGGTCATGGCGCTTGCCGTAGGCATAGGAAAGAACTGGAGACTCATCAATGACGAGAACAGCGAGGGCAACAAGAAACAGGGATGGATGAACGTCGCCTACATGGTCGGCTATGTCCTTATCGCGGTGACCGTCATCAGCTTCTGCGTGGGCAAGATAGCCGGTGTCAGCTTCTCAATCTGACCGCCATGGAGTACAAGGTGCGCAAAGGGATCGAGAACCCGTGCAAGATACACGGGCTGCTGGTACGCGACTTCTATCTGTTGCTCGGTTACGGCGGATTCGCCGTGGCCGTGCTCCTGCTGAACGTCAAGAGCTGGCTGGAGGACGGTACGACAGGCGGTGAAATGCTTTTCATATTCGTATTGCTTGTCGGATGTGGTCTGTTGTTGGCAAGGAAGTTCTATAAGAATGCCTCAAGGAAGAAGTACAGGCCGCCGCATTGGGAGAAGACGGTTACAAACCGTGATGTGAGAAATGCTTTAATGAAAAAACAGATAAACTATTGACAGTATGGAAAGTGTTAGAAACTGGCTGGAACAAACAATCGGAATGCCAATTGATTATATATGCATCATTATCATGGGGATGCTGACACTGCATGTTTTGATAAGAATTGCCATACATGGGAACATGGAGTTCTTAAAAAAGTATGGCAAGAGTGGCAATGATACCGAAAAAAAAATCAATGATCCCTCTAAAGAAAGGAACGACTCATCGTCTGCATGATTCAACTTTTTTTTTAAGGAGCTGCCAACAGTGTTTGCCCCCCAATGTAATCTTACCCAAACAAATCTTTGCAAACAGGAGAAGAATACTAAAGTAGGCAACACTTGAATATAGCACAAGAAACCTTGTCCAATAACAGGCCAAAGAAATCTGTATTCCTTTACTTTCGATCAGATAAAGGTAAATCAACTCCCCAAAAGCGAGAACAGGAATCGGAACGAATACAGCATATGGAGGTGGTTGTACCGGACAGGAAACAAGAGTGGTTAAACTGAGATATGCTCCGGCAGTTCCCGTAGCCAACATCAGTTGTACGACAAAAGTATAGCTACTGAAAGATGATATATACATAAACAAAAACGGATACACAATAATAGTGCAGGCGGCAAGGGAAACAATAGTATACCGTATGCCCCTTTCCATTTTTTGGTAGATATCTCCCAATTCATTTAACATATCATAAGACAGATCAAGTTAGACAATAATAGTGTTTGATTCCTGTGCAAAGATACAAATAACAACCGAATGGATAAAAAATAAACAAACAATAAGAAAATGGCAAACGAAGGATATTCCATACTGGATGTCATCAATGACGAATACGGTGTCATCCTTACCAGAAACGGCTGCGTGTCTGTAGCGTTCCGCATGTACAATCCGGAATGTTACAGCCTGCACCGTACCGACCTGGAGGAGCGCAACGCGCGTCTCTACCAGGCGTTCAAACACCTGCCCTCCGGCAGCTTCGTGCACAAGCAGGACGTGTTCCTTAAAAGGGAGTACGTTCATGAGCTGGAAGGGGACAGCTTCATCGACAAGGCGGAACAGAGGCATTTCTCCGGCCGTGAGTATCTGGAACATGACTGTCTTCTGATATTCACCCTGTCCGGCCTGTCCTCCCTGGCAGCCTCGTACAATGCCAACCCGTTCTCCTACCGGGAGAGGCTGCATGTGTCCGACCGGGAGAAACTCACCGAATTTCTGGAGGGGGTGAACTCCGCCATTGGTGTGATAAACAGTATCAGGGACACCCGTCTGGAAAGGATGGCCGCCGCCAGCCTGAGGGAGTATGTCATCCGGTACATCAACTTCTTCCCCCGGGCTGACTGCGACCGTGACATCCATTTCTCCGGAGAGATCACCGTCGACCGGGAGAAAGCGCGTTGCTATACCGTCTGTGACGGTGACTATCTGCCTGACCGCACCGTCAGAAGCGATGTGGAGGACACCACACTGCCCGTGTCCGGATGCAGCCTGTACATGGCGGAACTGGAAGGCCTGGGCGTGCACCTGCACTGCAACCATGCGGTCAACCAGATCCTCTATTTCGAGGGCTCGGAGAAACTTTATGAAGAGTTCTCCCGCCGTGTGGCGGTCTACCGCACCAACAAGGGATGGGACAGGGCCATGCTGGAGCCGAAGGCGGACGAGCTCGAGAACATGCAGAAGGAGATCATGGAGGAGAGGCAGCTCCTCTGCCGTGCCAATTTTTCCGTCATGATATGGGATGACAGCCCGGAACTGCTGGACCGGGCCGAGAAGAAACTGCGGGAATACCTGACCGTCTCGGACTTCAAATTCTATATACCGTCCTACGAGCATCTGGCCAACATATACCTGGCTTCGGTTCCCGGACAGGAGAAAGGGCTTGACAGCGGCTTCCTGTTCCTGACCCCGCTTTCCCTCGCGCTCTGTCTGTTCATCAACTACACGACATTCACCCCGGATGAGGAAGGGGTGTATTTCAATGACCGTATTTATCAGATACCTTTGAAAAAGGATATCTGGGACGCGAAGAAAAAACGCATACCGGCCCGCAACGGCATCGTGGTGGCATCCACCGGCGGCGGCAAGTCCGTGCTGACACTGAATATCGTGCAGCAGCTCATCGAGCAGGGCTATATCGTGGTGGTGGTGGAGTTCGGGTACTCTTTCGGACAGCTCTGCAAGCTTTATCCTGAAATCTCGCTGCATGTGGACTATGACGGGGAGACACCGCTGGGTCTGAATCCCTTCGATCTGGAGGGCCGTTCCCTTGACAACAACAAGATAGAGGTGCTATCGGGTATCGTGCAGCGTTTCTGGCGCCGCATGTTCGGGAAGGACGAGGAGGAGCAGTCCGTAGCCCTCACAAAATTCATCCAGGATTATTACGCCACCTGCCTGCCACCCCATTCCTTTCCCTCTTTCTACCGCCACGTGACGGAGCATTATGAGGATATTTGCCGGCGGAAGGACGTAGACCCCAATTATTTTGACCTGTCCTCCTTCCGCCTCATATGCAGCGAGTTCCTTCCCGGTGAACGGTATGCCAATGTATGCAGGACCGAAGGAGTGCCCGATTTCGGGAACAGGCGGCTGGTCGTGTTCGAGCTGACGCAGATCAAACAGGACAAGTTCCTCTCCGACCTGGTCATGGCCCTGATCTTCGACGTGATTCATGACAAGATCCTTTCCGACCGGACCAGAAGGGGAATGATCATTTTTGACGAGTATGCCGAAACGGCGCAGATGAAGTCCAGAGGCGAGGATATCAGCATACATTCCGCAGTCGCCTTCTGCTACCAGAAGATACGCAAGGAGAACGGTGCGGTGATGACCATCGTCCAGAGTCCCGACCAGCTTCCCGATGACGAATTTACCAAAGGCATGATCACCAATACCCAGCTGCTGTACATCCTTCCCACAACGGATGTGGTATACAGGGCCGTGGAGAAAAGGTTCGAGATGGGGGGCGACCCCGCCCAGTGCAACATGATGCGGTCCATCCGCAACGACTTTTCCGGGGAGCGTCCGCATTCCGAGTGCTTCATCCGCTTCACCGGCGGCCAGGGGAGGTATGCGGTGGTGGTGCGCAACGAACTGAGCCGGGAGAAGTTCCTCGCCTTCCAGACCGACGGGGAGACATGGGCTGAGATTGACGGCTATTCCAGGACCATGCCGATGGAGGAAGCGATAGGCAGATACATGGAGAGACACCCGTCAAAGGACAGGAAATGAAAGGAGACCGTATGGAAAAAGGATTAAAGGGATACAGGCCGCTTCTGCTTCTGCTCCTGTGCGGCGGAATGACCTTGAAGGCTGCCGCACAGGCGGCGATTACCGACCCTCTCAACACCGCCCAGAGCACACTGACCGCGGGAAATACCGCAGCAACGGTGAAACAGGTGACGGAATCGGTGAACAGGCTCCAGACCGCCCTGGACTATGTCCAGAAGGTGTCCGCCACCGTCAGACGCGCACGGATGTTCACGGACCTGATAGACCGGCAGAACCGGTTGAA